AGAACGCAAAAAAATAGACTTAGGTATAAAGAGATATAACAATAAAGGAACGTCGTCAAAAATTATAAGATAAATGAAAGTATACACCAATGGTAATAGCTCTTTTCCTAGCCAAGTAGTTAGCGATGAAGTTAAAGCAAGCTTAGATTATGGTATTCAAGTAGCTAGAGCTATTGAAGGAGAGTGGTTTCAAGAAGGTCGTTCCGGTAATAGATACGCTCAAAGTTATAGCAATTATCACCAACTTAGATTATATTCTAGAGGTGAGCAATCTATAGCTAAATATAAAGATGAGTTATCTATAAACGGTGATTTATCTTATTTAAATTTAGACTGGAAACCAGTACCAGTTATACCAAAGTTTGTAGACATTGTTGTTAATGGAATGTCTAATAAAGAATACGATATAGTTGCTTACGCACAAGATCCTGAGAGTCAAAAGAAAAGAACAGATCATGCTAATGAAATAGCTGCAGATATGGTTGCTCAAGACTTAATACAACAAGCTAAGCAAAGTACTGGAGCTGATTTCTCAAGATCAAACTTAAAACAAGACGAGCTACCATCTACTCTTGAAGAGTTAGAATTACACATGCAACTATCTTATAAGCAAGGTGTTGAAGTAGCAGAAGAAGAGGTTATAAATAATACTTTAGCAAGAAATAAATACAACTTAGTTAGACGTAGATTAAATCACGATTTAACAGTTCTAGGTATTGCTGCAGTGAAAACAGGTTTTAATCCATCAAACGGAGTAACTATTGATTACGTTGATCCAGCTTATATGGTTTATTCATACACTGAAGATCCTAACTTCGATGACATATATTATGTTGGTGAAGTTAAATCTATAACTATATCTGAATTAAAAAAACAATTTCCAGACATATCTGAAGATGAATTACAGGCTATACAAGAAATGCCAGGTAATTCTCAGTATATAACGGGTTGGGGTAATTATGATTCAAATACTGTTCAAGTTATGTATTTCGAATACAAGACTTATATGAATCAGGTGTTTAAAATAAAAACAACAGATAACGGATTAGAAAAAGCTATAGAAAAAACAGATAGCTTTGATCCACCTTCTAATGACAACTTTGAAAGAGTAAGCAGAAGTATAGAGGTCTTATACACTGGAGCTAAGGTTTTAGGTAATAATCATATGCTTGAGTGGAAGCTTGCTGAGAATATGTCTAGACCTTTCGCTGATACAACAAAAGTAGAAATGAATTACTCTATATGTGCGCCTAGAATTTACAAAGGTAGAATAGAGTCTATAGTAAGTAGAATAACTGGTTTTGCTGATATGATTCAGTTAACTCATTTAAAACTACAACAAGTTATGTCTAGAATAGTACCAGATGGTGTGTTCTTAGATATGGATGGTTTAGCTGAAGTTGATTTAGGTAATGGTACAAGTTACAATCCAGCGGAAGCTCTTAATATGTATTTTCAAACTGGTAGTGTTGTAGGTAGATCACTTACACAAGACGGAGGTATGAATGCAGGTAAAGTTCCTATTCAAGAATTAGCTTCATCGTCAGGTCAAGCTAAAATACAAAGTTTAATAGGTACTTATCAGTACTATTTACAGATGATAAGAGATGTTACTGGTTTAAACGAAGCAAGAGATGGTTCTACACCAGACAAAGACTCTTTACTAGGTTTACAAAAAATGGCAGTCAACGCATCTAATACAGCTACAAGACACTTAATGCAGGCTCAGTTGTTTTTAACTTTAAGAGTATGTGAAAACATTTCTTTAAAAATAGCAGATTCTTTATCATACCCGCTAACGGCTAACTCGCTAAAACAAAGTATATCTAACTATAACTTTCAAACACTTAGTGAAATTGAAAACTTAAATCTACACGATTTTGGTATATATTTAGAATTAGAGCCTGATGAAGAAGAAAAAGCTAAACTAGAGCAAAACTTACAAGTAGCATTGCAAACTGGTAGTGTAGATCTTGATGATGTAATAGATATAAGACAGATTAGAAACTTAAAAATGGCTAATCAACTATTAAAGCTTAAGAAAAAGAAACGTCATCAACAAAAAATGGCTGATCAACAAGCTAATATACAAGCACAAGCGCAAGCAAATGCACAGTCTGCTGAGAAAGCTGCTATGGCAGAAGTTCAGAAGCAACAAGCTCTTACTCAAGAGAAAGTAAATGTAGAACAAGCTAAATCTCAATTTGAAATACAGAGAATGCAAACTGAAGCTCAAATAAAGAAGCAATTAATGGCTGAAGAGTTTAACTATCAATTTCAATTAGCAAAAATAAAAGCTGATGCTGAAAAAGGTAGAGAAGTTGAAATAGAAGATCGTAAAGACGAAAGAACAAGAATACAAGCTACACAACAATCAAAAATGATAGCTCAAAGACAAAACGATGAGTTACCTAAAAACTTTGAATCATCTGAATTTGATGATCTAAGTGGCTTTGGACTGTAAAAGCTTAGCTTTTAATAAAAGCAAACATTAACTATTTAATTATATTATATTATGTCAGAAGAAAAACAAGAGGGAGAATTCTCTCTAAAAGGTAAAAAGACTAGACCTAAAAATTTAGGTAAACAAAAAAATGAACCTGTAAAAGTAGATTTATCTAAAAGCAGTGAAGAGCAAGACGTTACTAAAGTTGTTATCAACACTGAAGAAACTAAAACAGAAGAAAATGCCAATACAGAGCAAGAAACAGCAAACGTGGTTGAAAATAAACAACCCGAAATTATACAAGAAGTGGGTGAACAAGTATCATCAGGGGAAAGCTCCATTCAAGATGAAAACCCAATTATTCAAGAAATAACAGATGAGGTTTCTCAGAACGAAGCTGAGATTTTAGAAGAGCAGCTAGATCAAGCTATTGTAGAGCAAAGCGCTGGAATTAATTTACCAGAAAACGTTGAAAAGCTAGTTTCATTCATGGAAGAAACCGGTGGTACTATTGATGATTACGTACGTTTAAACGCTGATTATTCTAGTATTGACAACAATACATTACTTAAAGAGTATTACAAGAAAACAAAGCCTTATTTAGATAATGAGGACTTAAGTCTCTTACTTGAAGATTTTTCATATGATGAGGATCTAGACGAAGAAAGAGATATACGCAAGAAGAAACTTGCATTTAAAGAAGAAGTTGCAAAAGCCAAAAGCTTTTTGGAGGAAACAAAGAGTAAATACTACGACGAGATCAAGTTGAGACCGGGCGTAACTCAAGAACAAAAAAAAGCTGTAGACTTTTTCAATAGATATAACGAAGAGCAAGGCAAAGCCGAGCAACAACATGAGTTATTCAAAGACCAAACTAAAAAACTATTCTCACAAGATTTCAAAGGTTTTGATTTCAATTTAGGAGAAAAGAAATTCAGGTATGGTGTAAAGGATCCTAGTAAAGTTGCAGAAACCCAGTCAAACATTACTAACATCGTAGGGAAGTTCCTTAACAAAGATGGTAGTGTTAAAGACGCGGTGGGTTATCACAAGGCAATGTACGCCGCTGCTAATGTCGATACTATTGCTAATCATTTTTACGAACAAGGAAAAGCTGACGCTGTCAAAGAAGTTATAGACAGTTCAAAAAATCCAAGTCAAGCCTTAAGGCAATCGCCTCAAACAGGTTTTAAAGATGGTATCAAAGTAAAGGTATTAAATGAAGGTGCTTTAAGTTCATCGAGATTAAAAATAAAAAAAATAAAAATTTAACATTTAAAATCATTTAAAAATGGCATTAAACAACGCATTCGGTTCAATTAAACCGAGTCAAAAACAACAATTACTATCTGATAACTATTTAAGTTTTACAGATGGATCAGGAAACGATTTTGCACAACAATATCTACCTGAAATTTATGAACAAGAAGTAGAGCGTTACGGAAACAGAACATTATCTGGATTCTTACGTATGGTAGGTGCTGAAATGCCTATGACTTCTGATCAAGTAGTATGGTCTGAGCAAAATAGATTGCATATTGCTTATGATGATGTAACTGTCGCTACAACTACTACTTTAACATTTGTAACTGGTGGAACATCTCAAGTAAACAATGTTATCTCTAAAAATGATACTATCGTAGTTTTAGATCCTGCAAACGGACTAGAAGTAACTGCATTAGTAACAGATAGCGTTAACAACGGAGCTGGTACTTTAGCTACTCTTACAGTTGCTACTTATACTGGAGCTAATCTTGATGATACTTTCAACGTATTAGATACAGGCTTGAAGATTTTTGTATACGGTTCTGAGTTTCAAAAAGGAACTGGAGACTCTGACATAAAGTCAATTACTCCTTCTTTCACTCAGTTCTCTAACTCACCTATCATCATTAAAGACAAATATGCTATCTCTGGATCTGACGCTGCTCAGATTGGATGGGTTGAAGTTGCTACTGAAGATGGAACTGGAGGATATTTATGGTATTTGAAAGCTGAGTCTGAAACTAGATTACGTTTTGAAGATTACTTAGAAATGTCTGTAGTTGAAGGAACTAAAGCTGCTGCTGGATCTGGTGTTGCTGCAATTGCTGGAGATGTTAAGTACAAAGGAACTGAAGGTTTATTTGCTGCTGTAAAATCAAGAGGTAACATATATTCTGGATTTGCACCTGCTGCTGGTGTTTTAACTGAGTTTGACGAAATTCTTAAAAACTTAGATACTCAAGGAGCTATCGAAGAAAATATGTTATTCGTTAACCGTCAACTTTCTTTAACTATTGACAACATGTTAGGTGGAGTATCTGCTGGACCAAATGGTGGTGTTGCTTATGGATTATTTGAAAATTCAGAGGATATGGCATTAAACTTAGGTTTCTCAGGATTCAGAAGAGGTTCTTATGACTTCTACAAAACTGACTGGAAATACTTAAACGATGCATCTACTAGAGGAGCTGTTGCTGATTCAGGTATCGAAGGTATCTTAGTACCAGCTGGAACTTCTACTGTTTATGATCAAATTTTAGGAACTAACATCAGACGACCATTCTTACACGTACGTTATAGAGCATCTCAAAGCGATGACAGACGTATGAAGTCTTGGTTAACTGGATCTGTTGGTGGAGCTTACACTTCTGATCTTGACGCAATGGAAGTACACTTCTTATCTGAAAGATGTTTATGTGTACAAGCGGCAAACAACTTCGTATTGTTTACTGACTAATACAAGAGTAAATTACTGTAATTTTTACCCTCGTTATATCAACGGGGGTAATCATTACTTTTATTAACATTTTTATTTTATTATATTATGGCAAATCAAGCTAAAAAAGCAGTAGTAAAAGCAGAGGTTGCACCTCAGCCTATAAAAACAAAACAAGTAAAAGTAGAACCAGCTGAACCAAAATGGGAGATTAAAGATAGAACTTATATTTTAAAAGGTCCATACACTCCATTAACAGCTACTCTACCATCAAGACATTCTGGTAGATTTCCTTTATTGTGGTTCGATGAAAAAACCGGGGAACAAAAAGAATTAAGATACGCAACCAATCAAAATTCACCACTTGTAGAAAAACAAAAAGGTGAATCAACAC